CCACCAACGATTGCCTTTGGATACAAACCAATCTCCATGTAAGTATGGTTAACGACAACCATCGGGATATCCTTCATGGTCAAATGTGGTGTGACCATACGGAACAACGACTTCATCTGCTTGGCACGAGACATATCGGCAACAGACTTACCATCCATGGCATCTTCAACTTCTTTCTTTGAAGCCAGATTACCAATAGAGTCAATCACAATCATTATTTTTTCGTTGCGTTCTATTCCTGACAACTGCTGCATGATGTCGAATTTGAGTTGCTCAACATCTGTAACAGGAGTATGGAGCACCCTGTTTGTGTCAATACCAAAGCTGTCAAAATAAGACTGCGGAGTACCAAACTCAGAGTCGTAAAAGAGTAGTGCTGCATCGGGATATTTGTCCATGTAAGATTTAGCCATCAACAATGTAAAGGCAGTCTTAAAGTGTTTACTTGGACCAGCCCACATCGTGAGTCCTGGAGTTAAGCCACCATCGAGACGACCACTCAATGCTACGTTGATAGCAGGAATAGAAGTTGGAATCATATCTTTCTTCTGAAAGAATTTTGATGTAGCAAGGATAGATGAATCCTTGATAGTTGAGTTCTTTTTAATCTTGTCTAGTATGCTCATGTTATCCTTTCAGGAATGTCAATAGGTCTGATTGATTGAGAGAACCAACCACACGTTTCAGTTCAGTATTATTCTCATCCAGAAGAATCATCGTTGGCACTGAACGAATGCCGTATTGAATAGCAACAGCGTTGTCATTATCAATATTGATCTCTTCAATGGGGATATTAATCTGGTCTTGTGCGTTATGAATAACTTCGGTCAGCATCTTGCATGGACCGCACCAGTCTGCGTAAAATTTTAGTACTCTCATATGTTCCTTTATTATGCCTGATAAAAATTCCAATGTCAACTATGGATTGTTTGGAGAATGTGGTAAGTCAAATACCATCGTAATTCTTGGAACGTCTCCAACATGTTTCGTTCCATGCGGTGTCTTGTTATTAAACCAGAAGAAAGTTCCTGGCTTGATAAGGACAGCCTGACCATTCACTGTGTATATGTATTCTCCCTGTATGGAGAGATGATATCGGTCTCTGGTGAGATAGTAAGTTCCCTCATCAATATGAGTTCCAACACCATGACCAATACCAAGTTTAAGGAAGGCAACTCGGTCAAATGCTGCACAACCATTCTTGCGGAGCCAGCGACGAGTCTCCGTATACTTTTTATAGATCTCTGTCTTAACTGAGATCTCACTATCCTTTGGATGCTCACCTTCGTTCTCAACTGCACCCATGACAAGTTGAAGAACCTGAACAGGCAACTCTTCATTCTGTGCCGTATTGTTCATGTTCTTTTGTGCATCCCAATCTTCGGGATACTTGTTTATCTCAGCAAGGATCTTACTGACATCAACATTGCTTCTAATCAATCTAATGTTCTTAACCAAAGAAGTCCTCCAGTGAAGATTTCTCTTCAACGCTCCAGCCAAGTGGTTGGATAACAATTTGTAACGCATCGAGAAATACTTTCTCGAATTGTATGTCGTAGTTAACATACTTATGCAAACCAAGTTCCTTGGGCAACTCATTGGTAAACGATATAATATTCTCTTGAATTGTATTCGGTGTCTTGAGATACACAAACTTAATCTTCTCGCCCTCGCGAATGAGAGGATACTTAGCTTCCAACTTAGCCTTCTTGAGATAGTGATTGTAAAGCAAAGCACCACGCACATGCATCGGTGTACCACTACCGTAGATGTTTGACGAAGAAGTATACTGCTGAAGATTGTTCACTGAACGTGGGAACGAGATCTGTTCAACAGGCAACTGGTTAAACTCTTTGCGGAAGTTAGTAATGAATTTATGTAATGCTGATTGGTCACCATCAAGAATAACAGTAATTGATTCTTTCAACTTGTTGCGGATGATCTGTGGTGTTGAAGACTTAACCATCTCAAGACCCATGACCTTCAGCTTCGGTGTTGCGTACTGAACACCCTCTGAGTTATGCACATTAAGTATGTATCGTTTCTTGGCAGTCCACAATCCCTTGTCGGCAAGCACTTCACGCTTCATCTGCATCTTCTGATCGTATGCATTCATATACTCAGCGAGTTCGTCATAGCCTTTGTCGATGAATGGTTGGAATACATCTTCGCAGATCTTATCCATGAAAGCAATCTTCTGATTCGTGTCTTTGCCAACGCAGGTGGTCTCAACAAGATCTTCCAGCGTTAGATAGATTGAGTCAGTGTCAATGGCAATCACGTAATCTTTACCGTTGGTCTTCAACGTCTTGTTCATAAACACATTCAACTTGTTTGCCATCCAACGAATAGACAACTGACCTGACGTGGTAATACCTTCAGCCATACGGATATCGAAGTAGCGGAAGTATTGATTACCCATCGCACCATAAGCAGAGTTCAGCGCAATCTTCATGGCCATCTGCAAGTTATTCAGTCGGCTGATCTCTTTGCGAAGGTCATTATTCTTCTTGTCATGCTCATACTCCTGCTGAATCTTCAGCATCTGCTTCTTGAAGCGAGAACGATTCTTGTACATCTCTTCCATCAACGCAGGCATAAACCCCTGTGTGTCTTTGGTATACGATACACCATTGGCAGTCAGCGTAATGTTCTGTTCTTTCAACATCGTGGTGTTGATCTCTTTGTTGAGCAACTGATCAACAGACACATTCATCTTACCAGCAAGCAAAGTCTCGGGAGAGATATTGTATTGCATAATCAGGTGAGGATACAAACTGTTCAGGTCAAAGGAAGCAACCCACTTGTGCATACCAACGATGGGATCTTTAACATACGCACCTTCAAACTGAGAGTCTTTGCGACTGGAGTTATTCTGAGGTATGGCGATACCCCTGTCACGCAGATGATTGTAGATGATAGCATCCCACATGCGCACCTGCGAGAACACATCTTCGTAATTGATCTTGGCATTGTAAGCCATGGTGATTTGCAACTCGATTAACTTCATCTTGTCTTCGAGTCTGTCAACCAATGCTACGTCATGAATGTTATACTCAACGAAGTCTTTCCAGTAGTCAGTATAAAACTCTTTGAATGAGTTGCCTGGATTTTCTTTTTTGCGCTCGCCAAGTTCAACGAATGCAATATGATCCAAGCGATACGACTCTTGCGCAGAATAAGTATACTTCTTGTACAGGTCGAGATAATCTAGAACAGCAACACCATGAATGTCGTAAGCAGTTTCTTCGTTGCCACGAATATTGATTGTGCGTTCACGAATGCTTTCCCATGGCGACAATCGCTTGCTATACGTATCACCCAGCGTTACATCAATGCGACGGATCAGGTAAGGAATGTCAAACAGATTGCAGTTCCAACCAGTGACAACGTCTGGTGTGTTCAATGACCAGTAGTTGATAAACTCTCTCAGCAAATCAAGTTCATTCGTGCAATAACGATACTGAACATTCTTGTCAGTGTTGACGTATGGTTTGCTACCAAAGGTAATTACTCTCTTTGTTGCATTGTCTTGCAACGTAATGAGTAAGATTTCTTCGTTGGCAGTCTTCATGTTTGGGAAACCAGACTCAGTGCTGGTTTCAATATCGATAGTCCATATACGGATGCTTTCGATATCAAACTTTAGTTCACCTTTGAAGTTGTCGGAGATGTACTGAGCAACGTAATTGTTGTTGCCATAGATCTCGAAACCTTCTACGTCTTTGTAGCGATCAATGTAGTCTTTGGTATCACGCATCGTCCCAGGATGCAATGATGCTACGTAATTACCCTGAAGTGTTTTGTAATCGGTTGGTGTCTTTGAGGGAACGAAAATTGTAGGTTGAAAATCTTCTTTGCGTTTGTACTGGTTGCCCTTGGCATCGTAGCCACGAACCAGCATCTTGCTGCCATACTGATAGACGTTTGTATACATTATTTTCCCACAGGTATCATTTTAATCATTTCTGCTATACTAGTATGAGATCGATCAATACTATAGATGTCTTTTAAGTATTTTACTAGTTTTCTAAGTGTCATTCCCGCTTGGTGTTTAGATATTATATCTTTTATTATCTTCTGTTCTTTTTCATTACAAACTAATTTGTTATTTACTAAACAATAACCAAAAGGAATCCGCCCACCAAGAAACAAACCAGAATTTTTATTTCTGCGTTTTGCTTCCCTAATTAAATTGGCAGAATGAATTCTAGTATCACTTAACAGATGTATCTTTACATGGTGTTTACTACAGAGTGTTAATAAATTTTCTTCGTCATCTGTCCCACCAATTGATTTTGGTAGAATATGATGATGCTCTATTGATTCTTTTGATCCACATAATACACAAAATTCCATCTTCATATACATTATTTTCCATAGATCAACATCATTATATCAAGAGCACAGTCATGCACGGGATGATGTTTAATGACGTTGTGTGATTTAAAAGTAGGGTGAACGATATCGCAGTAGCCGTTCTTGCCTGTATCTTTTAACAGGTCGATGGCAGTGCGCATATCTCTCCAGTTATTATACGGGAAAATTAGCTCTTGGTCAAGTTGTCTTGTCAAAGAATCAATACACATCTGGTCAAGAGAACCACGTGCCCAAACTGTTTGATCTTTCTCTGGGAACTGTGCAGCATACTCACGCAGTGCACGGATTGCTTCCAACGGAGACATATCCAAGTTAGTTGGTTTCAAACTAACACCACGGACATAC